TCGGTAGCGGGTGCTCTTGCTACGCCATTTTCCAGTCGGGTCTTTAAAACGAATAAAGAACCAAGGGCTGCCGCGTTTCTGGTAAGAATACGCCATGGTGATAACGGTAACATTCGGTCAGTTAAACGCAATAATATACAATGAACGTGCCAAGCATAATCAATCAAATCAAAGAAGGAGATAGAACCGTGGGTTCAAATCCCACCCCGTCCGATACTTATCACTATAACGACTTACGCCGAAATGGTAACACGGCAGTAATAACTGAGCCTAAAAAGGCTCACTACCAACAACTAAATTTAAATTCGCGGGGCGGATACGATTTAACGCCCGAAGCGTTCGTTTATCACCCTAACCCCGCCGTGTGCCGTATGTGGCACGCCCAGCACGAGGCCAGCAAATGATCTCGTGGGAAGTTATGCGGGATCTTGCCCAGGTATCCATGCTGATTACCGGTTGGGCGCTGTTTGTAGGCTCTGGAATCGCTGGGCTAACAGTAGCCGTACTCGTCTTTGGGTGGGTCATCGATCAGATCCGCAAAACTTTTGGGGATCTATGATACGCGACCTAGAACAAGAGGGCGTATTGCCCATCAGTGCAGCCCAATCCTATGGATCGGCCCAGCTGTCTCAGACAACTGCTCTGATCGATCTACAGACTAAGCACCGCGATCTCCGCAATCGCCTAGACCGCATAGAGGAGATTTTAGAAAGCCTCCTTAAGAAAAGCGGGGTGCAATCGTGAGCGCATTAGCCAAGAAATTCGTAGTGCTTTGGACGGTGGCTGGTGGCCCGGAGCTGGTGGCCGAGCACACGTTTCACCCGACTCGTAAATGGCGTTTCGACTTTGCCTGCAAATCTGCCCGCTGTGCGATCGAGCTGGATGGTGGTGCATTCCTACCGTTTGGCGGCCGTCACGGGCGAGGGATGGGGATGGTCAAAGATTGCGAGAAGTACCGGGCAGCAGCCGACCTGGGCTGGCGTATCTGGCGTTTCACAACCAAGTGCCTGACGGCCGAAGCAGTGGCGATGACTGCCAAATCATTTCGCCTTTCGATGAAGGAGAAAACAAAATGAGCGAACCAAAGGAACCAACCAAATTTAACAACGAAAAGCCGGACTACGAGCACGACGTCTATGAGCGGGAGAAGGCTGACTCTGAATATGAGAGTCAGCGTTTCGCGGATTACTACGGCAATAACCGCCGGGGCTGATTATGACCGACCTAACGAAATTCCGAATGATCGAAAACATTGAAGTGATGGCCTGTCGCAATTCGGCCGAGCGGGTTGTGAAGGCAATCAATCGTGGCGATCTGGCCCAAGCGAAAGACTTGGCCCGCAAACATGAAATCGCTTGGCACTTGGCCGACCGCGAGTTCCAAGACCTTAACCAACCGCACCGAAATAACGATTTTTGTGACGATGAGTAGTCGTCGCAAATCCAAGAAACAAAAACAAAGAAACCAAGAAAGGAAATCCTAATATGCCAATAGTAGCAAGCAGAGGGGGCACATATACGCCAGCCCCGGAAGGGAATCACGACGCAGTGTTCTGCGACGTTGAGGACTTAGGCGTAGTTGAAACGCAGTATGGGAAAAAGCACCAGATCAGGTTGGTCTGGCAGATCGCTGAGAAGATGGAGGACGGGCGGCCGTTCACCATCGGCCGGCGTTACGGACTTAGCCTGCATGAAAAGGCAGCTTTGTTCAAAGATCTGAAATCCTACGCCAAAAAGGCGCCACCGCAGAATCTGGATCTGGAAACGCTTATCGGTAAGCCGTGCCAAATCCTTGTGACACATGCAGAGCGTGATGGCTCTACATACGCAAACGTGCAGGCGGTACTCCCTGCCGGAGCGAACAAAGTGAAAGTCGACAAAGACTTCGTCCGGAAATGCAATCGTCCGGGCGCAACAAAACCAGCCGTCGTCGAGTTAGATGTCGACGGAACACCCGTGCCGTTCTGAGCACTTGGCCGGGGTGGGCAATCCCCACCTCGGCCAGAAAGAATACCAAAATGGAAATCCTAACTTTAGTAGTTCAAATCGTATTCCCAACCACCGCAGTCGTGCTGGCTCTTATGACCATGCGACTGCTGAAGGACTGGCAGTAATGGCTGCGCTTATTGCCACAGCAAAAACGGAGTCGTCGCACTATTACCTGGCGTCGGGTGAGTCATGCCATGGAGATCTGCGATCCGCCCGGAAGGTGGGAGCTTATCCGTCCGTGACCACAATCCTCGGAGCGGCTGGCCCCAGCAAGCAGGGGCTGATGAATTGGAAAGAGGAGCAGGCGATTGCTGCGGCCCTTTCGCTACCTCGGAACGATGGTGAATCGTTGGCCGATTTTGCCAAACGAGTCGTACTAGACAGCAGAAAGGAAGTGGAGGCGGCAGCTCTTCGCGGAACTCATATTCATTCCTTGGCCGAAATGATAATCAATCGGCAAGAGCCGGGTGAATTGGTCAAAGGCTACGAGGAGCATTATGCAGGGCTAAAAGAATGGCGTGAGTGTTGCGTGACTAAAGTTCACGCCAGTGAGTCAGTCCTAGTCAATGAGGCTGAAGGTTACGCAGGAAGGGTTGATTTGATCGCCCAGATCCACGGTGAGATGGAGGTCATTGATTTTAAGACGAGGAAATTTAAGAAGGACGCAAAAGGTATCTCAAAAGCATCTGGCTATGAAACTGATCTTTTGCAGCTTAGTGCCTACGCGTACGCCTTCACGGACGACGGAATGGCCTGCCGAAACATTCTGATCGATCCAGTCACCGGCCAGTTGCAGGACATTCGCTATACGGCCGAACAAGTTGCCCAGGCATTCGAGGCATTTACGTCCATCTGCAAGGTGTGGCGTTGGTTGAAAAAGTACGACCCGCGTGAGGTGAAGTTGTGATTGAGATCCTACCCGAACAATCCACCCACGAGCAGTTGCTTAACCGGGTGCGTTCATTGGCCCGTGAGCTGGCGGAGGCGAAGGCTGCGCTGGCAGCTGCTGAAGGACGCGAGAACGATTTGATCGATCGGATGAGGCCGGGCCTATGAGGACACTCCTTTCGTTCATCGCCCTGTTGGGATTCACAACCACAAAACTAAGTAACGCTCTTATCGATTTGCGTCCGATCGCCAAAAAGATCGACGTGAAAAAAATCAAAGTTCGCATCACTGGCTACTGGCCGGGCGAGGACGAGTGGAGCAGTCGCTATCAATCGAGCACTGGCACCAGGTTGCGGGCTGGCCGTCACTGCGCCGTCGATCCCGACATCATTCCGCTGTGGAGCAAGATCCGCGTGATGGGCGGAAAGCGGGAGTGGGTGGCCGTGGATACAGGCACTGCCGTAAAAAGCAAAAAGGCAAGCGGTGGAAAGTTGCCCGTGGTGGACGTGTTTGCGGCCAGCGAAAAGCAGTTCAACGCAATGCGTCTGCCGAAAGTGGCGATGGTGGAGGTGATGAAGTGAGCACCAGAGCCGCCACGTTTGCATCTAAACGCAATCGCGCTGCGGGCCTTGGCGACACACGGCCGACGTTTCGCCGCCTAGGCGTGATCGCTGGCATGCTGCGCCGGGATCTGACGCTGCCCAGCTGCGCTAGGTTAGGCGTGAAACTGGAATGCAGTTATAAAACCATCCAGCGGGACATCGATCTGCTACGTGACTTTTTTGGCTATCCGCTGGAATACGACGCTAGCAAGTACCACTACAAACTGGCAGGGCCGCTACCGAAGGCAGTGCTGTGAGCCTAGCCGATCTTCTATCCATGTTCTCCGCCCGCGTCATCGGTACCTACACGCCAGAGCAGTACGCCGACTGTGTGAAAGAGGCCCGTGCCAATCGCCACCGTTGGGGAATGGGGCAGTGGTGAAAATATGTCTAGCCTATGCTTACGGCACAAAGCATTCGTGCCTATTTGAAGCAGGCGATGGATTGTTAAGCGCATTTGAAAAAAAACATGGCTTTGCAATGGTGTGGCCAACCGATCCAAAAAAAATGCAGGCAATGGGTGCAGGTCTTTTCTGGATGGTTGCTTTTCATCACGCCGTTATTAGGGACAAAGTCGATGCGCAGAGTTTGCATAAAACTATGATGCAAATTCCTGAATTTAGAAATCATTGCGCTTACGACATACCTTTTATGGAGAAGTACGAAAATTTATGAGCGTAAAGCGTTTAACCTGGCATCTCGCCGTGCTCGAACGTGCGAAGAAGAATTTGCTGAAGAAGCAGTACGACGCAGTGCGCACTCGGCTGGATCTGGCCGTTCTTATGGCCACTGAAATGCTAAAGCAGGCCGAGGGCTATAAGGCCAAGGCGATGGAGGCCAAAAAATGAAACTGCTTTCAATCCTGTTTTATTACTTAGGAGACATAGCCAGCCACACGATCGCCCGGTGGAGCTGGGGCGGGTGGTTGTATCAGCGGCTGATGTTGTTGTCCGTCGATTGCGACAAGGACTTTGAAATTTGGAAGGAAGTGAAGCCACGCAAAAAGAGGAGAAAACGCAAATGAAGGATCTAGGCAAAATTACTTTTGGCAAATCACGCCCTGCACCAAAGCAGGTTCTAGTCGACGTAACCTATGACGCTAGGACGGCCAAGGCGTTGCACGCATTTGGACTGAAGCAGTTAAAGAAAGATCAAGAGGCAGTGATCGAGTACGTGATTAAGAAAGCGTTGGAAGGGTTGGTTGAAAGCAAGAAGTACAGCAAATGAAAGTAAGAATTACTCACCTAGACGGCAAGCTGCCCAATCTTGCCTTAATGAAACTATCCGCTTGGCATAAAAGCCAAGGTGATGACGTTTATTTCAGTAAATCTATTCAAAAGGAACTTTGGGAAGGTGATTATGACAAGGTCTACGGCAGCTCAATCTTTGCTTGGAGCCAGCCAGCAAGGGAATTGTTTTTGCAAAACTTTCCAAACGCACTTATCGGCGGAACGGGATCTGGCAAAACGCAAACTATTGAGGAAATCACAGGTCAGGAATTTGACGAATATGATTATTCAATTTACCCGACGTTTAAGCACTCAATCGGATTTAGTCAGAGGGGATGCAGATTAAAATGCTCGTTTTGCGTAGTCCCAACAAAAGAAGGAAAAATCAGGGATAACTCCTCAATAGCCAGAATATGGAGGGGCGAACCTTACCCCAAGCAGATCATCCTTTTAGATAATGATTTCTTTGGACAACCAAACTGGAAGCAAAAAACAGAGGAAATCTTAGAAAACAAATTTGAGGTCTCATTTAACCAGGGAATCAACATCCGCTTAATTCACAAGGAAGGGGCCAAGGAACTTGCAAAGATTAAATATAGAGATGATCAATTTAAGACCAAAAGGATCTACACTGCTTGGGATAATCGAAAAGATGAGGGGATATTCATGCGGGGGATTGGTTTGCTTTTGGACGCAGGAATAAAACCGCAGCACATTATGGTTTATTTTCTATGCGGCTATTGGCCGGGAGAAACTATGGAAGACATTTTCTACCGATTTGAAAAAATGAATCAGATCGGCCTGCTTCCTTATCCGATGGTCTACAATAATAACAACAAGGAGTTAAAGAAATTCCAGCGTTGGGTCGTTCGTAGGTTTTATAAATTTGTGCCTTGGGATGAGTATTCTAGGGGCGGCCAAACAAGGTCTAACTGTTTCAAAGATCAAATGGAGCTTTTATCATGATCGCACCACTCCCACCCGCAATCGAGGCGATCCATCGGAACGGAGCCGCTGAAGGCGAACGCAACACGCAGCTCTTTAAGCTGGCGTGCCAATGGCGTGACCAAGGGCTGACGGAGTTCGACGCTACGACCAACGCGGAGGAGTGGGCTTACAAGGTAGGGCTGTCGCAGAACGAGGCAGTGAGTGCCGTCAGATCCGCTTACAGCAAGCCAGCCAGGGAACCGTGGAAACCAAAAGCAAAGTATGGTTATCAGAACGGGGCGATCGTAAGAGAGGATCTGCCAGTACCGCCTATGCCCATCAGCGTTGAGAGTGGCCCGGTAGATAAGTTCCTGACTACTTGTTTCGACGTGGGGGATTATATTAATATCTGCCGATCGATTAAAGATGGTGACCGCGAGCGGCCGGACGGTGCAGGAGAGACGCGAAGCCGTGAGGAATGGCTAGAGCTGTTTAAGGCCGACGGATTGAAGGAATGGCAAGGCGATGCAGTAGGCGTGTATGTGTCGATTAACGCTAACAACGGAAAGAATCGGAAAGCGGAGTCGATCGTCAAATATCGCCACTGCCTAATTGAGTTCGATGAAAGTACGATGGCTGAACAATGGGCGATCATTAAGCGCAGCGGCCTGCCTACTTCGTCCATCATAAAGAGCGGATCACGAAGCCTGCACGCTTGGGTGGAGATTCGGGCAGCCAATGCCAAGGAGTTCGCTGAACGTGTGGACTTTATCTACAAGCACCTAGAGCACAGTAAGCCCGATCCAGCGAACAAGGACGCTGGGCGGTTGTCGCGGTTGCCCGGTGCGATGAGGACGGCCACAGGATTGCAGCAGGAGTTAGTCGAGTGTGGCGCACCCACGCTGACTTACATGGAGTGGATGGAGCGCACGATTTACGGGGATATTCCTGAGCCGTATAGCTGGGAGCAGTTAGTAAATTTCAAGGAGGATGCCGATATAACGCAACTGTTAGGAAAGCGTTGGATTTGCCGTGGTGGTTCGGCCTTGTGGGTGGGCAGCAGTGGCCTCGGTAAGAGCGTGCTCTGCTTACAAGCCGCAATCACCTGGGCGGCCGGGCGAGATCTGTTTGGCATATCGCCACACGGCAAGCCGCTGAAGTCGCTGATCGTTCAGGCGGAGAACGACGAAGGCGACGTGGCAGAGGCGTTGCAGGGCATTTTAAAGGCGTTGGATTTGACCGCAGAGGAATTGGATCGGGTGAAGCAAAACATTGTGATCGTGCGTGACTGCACGTCCACGGGTGAGCGATTCGTCGATAGGATGCGACGCCTAGCTGAAAAACATAAACCCGATCTAGCCTGGGTAGATCCGTTGCTGGCGTTTATCGGTGGCGACTTATCCAGCCAAGAGACTGCCGGAGGCTTTTTGCGTAATTTGCTTAACCCGCTAGCCCTATCTGGCGGATTTGCTTGGATGCTTATGCACCATACCCCAAAGCCAACACGGGATGGCAGCGGTTACCAAGGGCACGACAAGGCGTATAGCGGATTTGGATCTAGCGAGCTGACGAATTGGGCAAGAGCCGTTTTAATGCTGTCGCCTTGCGGTCAGGATGAGCAAGGGACGTACACATATAAGCTGGAAGTAACCAAGCGCGGGAAGCGGTCTGGATTGCGTCCTGGCGTCACTGCGAGCGATTTTATTGCCAGCAAGACGCAGCCGTTAGTCCACCTAAAGCATGCCGACCGGGGGATGGCATGGATTGAAGTAGGGGCGCCAGAAAAGTCAGTGGGCCGAAAGGCTATGTCGATCGATTGGGGCAAGCTACCCGAAGGGGCTAAATACAGCCAAGTGGTCGCATTTGTACAACAGGCCACCGGGTTGCAGGAACGGCAAGCGAAGGCCCGTGTGAAGCAGGCCAAAGAGGACGGTTTGATCGAAGAAACTGAGGCTGGTTTATTCAGCAAAAAGGTGACAAATGAGCCCTTTTAACGTTAGTGCAGTAACCCTTATTGCACTAGTGCAGTATTGCGGAGCATGCAGGTGCAGTAATAAAGGCCCTTTAGGGCCTATTATTGCACTAATGCATTACACCATTTCCATTACTGCACTAACGACTGCACTAGCGAGGTTAATCTAATATGATAGATCAGGAAGCAATCGAGCGAATCCCAGCGGTTATTCCGCATCCAGCAAGCATGATCGATAGCTTGCAAGACTTGGTCTTTGAGTCATGCGATGACCTAAAGATTACGGTCACCACCTCAACGGTTGCGACTATCACAAAAGTAATAGAGCACCTTATGGATAAGTCTGCCGATCACCCAGCTATGGCTAACCGCACGGACACGCTCGGGCATGCGGTCTTAAACATATCTCTTAACCGTTCGCCTGAATCTATGACGGCCGTGGCCAAGCGGTACGGCATAACTAAGCAGGCGATCAGTAAGAAAGTCACAGAAGTCTATGATCGGTTGGGTATCCGAGCACGATCGCAGAAAAGCGAGAAGGCCCGCGAATCCTACCGCAAACGGGCATACCGTGTTCACGCAAAGCGGCGGCGTGAAGCACCTAAATTCAACATGGCTGCACTAAAGAAAGGTATTAAGAAATGAAGCTACTATCCGTAATAAACAAACTAAACGAAACGCGGGACAAGGCGATTGAGCTGGTAGGCAGGACGATCTCACTGGCATCGGATGCTGGCGAGATCATTGCGGTGGCACGGACTGAGGGTAAGGACGTGCAGGCGATATGTGAGGAGGCAGGGATTACTGAGGAGGTTGGCAAACGATATGAGAAAGTCGCAGCCACTCAGAAGCGACTGAGCAGTGGCGATGCAGATCCCAGCCTTATGCGTCAGACATATCTGCGGATCGGAATCTTGCCCGACCCCATCACGATGAGTGAGCCAAGCGAACCCAAGCACTTCTTGTTCCCCATTATGAAAGCAAGGCAGTGGCTTGCGTCGAGAGGCGCAAAATTTATTGCCCAGGATAAGGTGCTGAAGGAGCAATTCCTAGCTGAGGCCGAGCCGATCGTGAAGGCGTACAACGACCTTAGGGGGGCGGCCTAGGTAGGCCAGCTTGCGCAAGTGCCTAAGGAATCTTTTTGCAAACCAAGCCCAATCGGGGTGCTTGCAACTGCCACCTCTTTTTCGAGTGGTTTATAAAAACATAGTTAGACCCTATGGGACGCCGACTGAACACCGCAATCCTAGCTCAAGCCGCTGCCACCGGCGTCGGTTTGCGCCAAGCCCGACGTCAGCTTGAGAAAGGGCAGGCGGTTGCGACCGCAAAGCCTATGAAGCCGATCGCCGGGATAGGATTGGACGGCGAGATTGATCGATTGGAATCACTGGCCGCAACTCTGGGCGAGGCAGCCAAGGAGGCGAGCGGGCCGGAGCGGTCGTCACTGATAGGCGATTACACCCGCGTCGTGGAGGCACTGCGAAAAATGAAGGGCGACCGGCCCGACATCAACGAGGCGGAGGGCAAAATGGTGCCGATCGACGAGGCAGACAAGATACTGGCTCGCCGGACTAACGCACTAATCCCGCTACTGCTTGGCATGCCCAAACGCCTGGCGCCGATCTGCGCCCACCGGCCAGCCGCCGAGATCCAGAAAGAGGTGGAGAACGAGGTGGGGCAAGTAATGCGACAAGTGCAGGCAGCCCTGTGAAGGCAGCCGAACAGCTACTCAAACGCGAACGCGATCGCTGGAACTTTGAGCCACCGCCGTCCGTCATAGAGTGGGCAGAAAAGAACATCCAGCTAGATAGCAGGATCACGGCTCGCCCAGGTCTTTACTCAACCAAGTACACGCCTTACGTGGCGGGCGTACTGGAAGCGCTGGCCGATCCGGGCGTGCATACCGTCAGCCTTTGCTGGGGATCGCAGACAGGCAAGACACTGACGCTGGCCATCTGGCTGGCTTATAGAATCGCAAACGATCCAGCGCCGGCACTGCTAGTAATGCCGAACGCGGATCTGGCTAGGAGCTACAGCGAAACGCGACTGACCCCGATCTTTGAGAAGTGCAAGCCGGTGCGGGCGCTGTTCCCATACGACAGCGACGATTTTAAAATCCTAGAGATGCAGTTTACCAGCATGACTCTGAGCTTGGTGGGATCGAATAGCCCGGCAAACATCAGCTCGCGGCCGATCTGCATTGCTGTGCTGGACGAGCTGGACAAGTTCGCCCCACCGACCGAACGAGAGGCGGCCGCCTACAATCTGGCGCTAGAACGGACAAAGGCTTTCCCCAACCGCAAGCACGTACTGACTAGCACGCCGACGTTAAGCACCGGCGATATATGGCAGAACTATCAGGCGGGAACGCAGGAAACTTTCCACGTCCCTTGCCACGCATGCGAAGAATTTCAGGCGATGGAATTTGGGCAAGTGCGTTGGGCGGATAGCGCACGTAATCCTGACGGCAAGTGGGATCTACAGAAAGTGGGGGAGACGGCCGCTTACCATTGCACTAAGTGCAATGAGCCGTGGACTGAGGGTCACAGGCGATCAGCCGTTGAGCAGGGCAAGTGGGTGGCAGCAAATCCAAACGCAGAACGCGGCAGGCGAAGCATGCGACTGCCTAGCTGGTACTCGCCGACCGTCACTTTCGCCGACTGCGCCAAACAGTTCCTCACTCAAAAGCACTATCTGCACGGCTTGCAAGGATTCGTGAACGGATGGAGCGCGATGCCGTGGGAAGATCAGTTTGATGACGATAAAACAATCGACATTCCCGCCGGCGCATTTGCGAAAAAGCAGGATTGGGAAACGGAAAATATTAAACTGGCGGCCATAGACAGACAGATCGACGAGTACTGGTTTGTGGTGAGGGCGTTCGCTAGGGATGGAACGAGTCGACTAATCGACGAAGGCCGGGCGAGAACGATCGAGGACGTGGCGCAACACCTGCACACGCTAGGCGTTCAACCCAAGCACACGGCGATGGATAGCGGATACGAGACTCAAGACTCCTACCGAATCTGCGCCCGCTACAAGTGGACGGCATTAAAAGGAGAAGAGCGTCCTGCCTACTGGATTGAAACGCCACGCGGTCGGATGAAGTCAGTACACTCTGCCGAACAACCCACTGACGCGGGCTGCATGCTTCTGCTGCTCAGCTCACCAGCCTGTCAGGATCTGCTGGCATGGTTGCGACGAGGGCAGGGGCCACGCTGGGAAATTGCGCATGACGTAAGCCCGGACTATCGCGAGCACATGAGCAGCCACAAAAAGGTGCATCGAATAAACCGCAAGACAGGTCGCGATCATTACGAATGGATACGGATCAAAAGCAGGCAGGATCATTTATACGATTGCGAAACTTATCTGGCTGGCTTTGCCGTGTACGGAAAAGTCATTAGGCCAACCGCTTCACTAGACGAGGAATCGTTGACACCCGTGGCGACGTGATGGCTATTTCCCGCAGACTTACGCGGGCAGTTGCGACGAACTACCTGGCACAAGCCTCTGGGGTTACCGCAAGCGCCCTGACTAACCTTGCCACTGACCGCAACGCGGCAATGACGGGCGCAGCATCAGGCCGTGCACTAGTTGGATCTTCAGCGGGCGGGCAGTCGGCCAGCTTCCAGATTGATCTTAAACCTACCGAACGGGTTGAGCTTTTTCAGGCCGCAATCGATTACCTAAACGGCGTACAGGTCACACGCACCAGCGCCTCATTTTCTTACATTTTGGATAGCTGATTATGGCACAAAAACTTTCACTCGTGGCTCGGATGGGCGCAGGGATCAAAGCGTTTGGTGCTGGATTCGGTGCAGGCATTAGCACGTTCCAACCCTACGAGGGCGCAGGCTTTTCTCGTAAGCGTCCCGTCATCTATGGCGCTCATGCCCGCGATTCACGGCTAGATCTAAACGAAGCCACACGGGTTGAACTGCTCAAGCTCGCCCGGCACATGTACCGCAACGTCGGGCTAATCAAAGGGGCGGTGGATTCCATTGCCACCTATTCGATCGGGCCAGGACTCCGGCCGCAGTATCGCGGGGCAGACCAAGACTTTGGCAGACTATGCGAGGAATACTGGCGCGACGTCGTAGTGCCATCGCCCGAAGTCACCGGCCGGATGACTTGGACAGACATGCTGCTGGCGCTATCTCGATCGATCGACGTGGACGGTGACGTATTCGTCATCATGACGGAAAAGGGGAAACTGCAAATCGTCGAAGGCCACCGCGTTTGCGAAGGCGATGACTACGGAACTTCTGACGGCGTGTTCCTCGGCAAGCTCGGCGAGCCTACTGGATACTTAGTCCAGACGGGCGAACTGTACCGAAAACTGGGCGCAGATACCGTCATTCATCTAATGGAGCTGGAACGGCCGGATCAAATCCGTGGCGGATCTTCACTAGCCCGCGCACTGAACCACGTCCGTGATTTAAAGATGCTTGGCGAGTTTGAGAAGGACGCATTGAAATTGCAGGGATCGATTGCGGCCGTCATCACTACCGATCAAGGAGACGAGCTGGCCGGGCAAGGCGGATTCTTTGGAACCGTGCAGGCTCAAGACACTGGCGAACCGACAATCGCCCGCGAGGAGATCACCAGCTCGGCAACCATCCCACGCCTTTCACCTGGCGAAAAGATTGAGATGATCGGGCCGAACCGACCGCACGCTGGCTTTGAACCTTTCGCCAAGTTCCTGATTCGTGACGTGGCCATGGGCCTAGGCCTGCCTGTTGAATTCGTTTACGACCCAGCCAGCGTCGGCGGGGCAGGGATGCGGTTTATTGTAGCAAAAGCACAGCGCAGATTTGAGCAGCGCCAACGCCTACTCATCGACAGATTCTGCAATCGGGCATGGAGATTCTTTATTGGCGGCGCAATCGCCAACGGCGATTTACCGGCCGTGGAGGATTACGCAAAGGTAACGTGGCAGACTCCGAAGTCGCTGACTGTGGACGCAGGGCGCGAGGCACAGCAGGCTCGCGAGGATTACAAAGCTGGCCTATCCAGCCTGCAGGATTACTTTGGGGAGCTGGGCCAAGATTGGGAGGAGCAAGTACGCCAGATTGCAAAAGAGCGTGAATTCGTAGCATCGATTGGAACAGTCGCACCGCAGACCGACGTGGCGGCCCCGGTAGAAGTAGTCAAAGAAGCACCCGCAATCGACGAACCAACTCCCGTCAATCCTGAGAAAGATCCAAATGCCGGGCCAGATGCGGAGTTGTCTGCGGTTGTAAAACTAAACATGCCTGATCCTAAAATTGGCGAAAACGAAGAAGCTTTTATGGATCGCTGCATGACAGAAACAAGCATGATCAAGGAATATCCCGATCAGGACAAAAGGCAGGTGGCGTGCAAACTTCGCTTTAGTTCGAAAACAGATTTATCACCTAAATTAAAAACCGAAGCTTTCACAATGAAAGACGATACAGACTTTAACCTATCGGCAAAAGAGCTGGATATGGTGGCTAAAGCAGTCGGGTTAAAAGATAAGAAACCAAGAACTAACAGAAAAAAGTAGTTGTACGCACACCGTCCGCCCATACGATTAGGGCGTGGACGATCTCTCCCCCGATACAAGCTCAGTTTACTACGACGACGGATCGATCAGCGTAGTTGGCCGGACGATCAACGTAGGCCACCCCTACAATCAAACCTATAACCTGGCGTCTATCGTCGGGACTGCACACGGCCGTGAGAACATGGGACTGGGTAGCGTTATGTGGTGTTTCTTGAGTGCGTTCGGAATCTTGCTTGGAGTTGTTACATGCCAAACAAGCCCTGTGCTTGGGATAACTATTGCCTGCATGTCGATTGCTATCCTGTGGAAAATCATTCAAGGATCTTGCCGTCCTTACGTTGAGTTAAAGTTTGGCGGGTTAAACAATCAGATGCTGTTTATGAAAAAAGCCGAACAAGCTGCGCATTTGGCTTATGCCATTAACAAGGCAATCCAAGACATGCACACGCCACCCGAACCTGGGCAGCCTGTTTACAACCCCATCTTTCCAGATCCAGCAGATCCCGTTTCCCGTAATCCTATCTTTAGCCGAAACTGATTTGACACCTGTTGGCCAGCATGGCCAACAAACTCAAAAACGTCTCAATTCTCACCATCGGTGAAGCCCGTGGGCATAACCTTTTAATCGACGAAAAGTCGTTAGAGCAGGCGCTAACCGTGGCGCAATCCATGAAGCGGATCAAAGTAACGATGGGCCATGGCGCACCCGTTACTGGAATCCTTGGATATATCGACGGATTTAGAATTGAAGGCGACCGGCTTATGGGCGACCTGACTCTGTTTAACACTAACGAGGCGCAGTTCGTTCAACACCTGGCGCAAGTGCTTCCAGAAGGCTTTGGAATGTCTCTCACCTTTAGCGGCGTACCCGAGGAAGTTGCAGGCAACCTCTTTGCACGAGTAACTGAAATCTACGATTGTTCAATCGTTTCTGAGCCAGCCGCCAACCCTGCAGGAATGTTTTCTGCTTTCTCAGCAGTTGACATGAAAAAACTTCAAATGAACGAAGCACCTGTCGAAGTCAAAAAAGAGCTTAGCGAACCTGCCGTCGTGGCGGCTCCCGCACCCAAAGCTCCTGCCGTTGAAACTCCCGCAGTTGTCGAAGCGCCTAAAGCCGAACTGGCTGAGATGCCTGCCGACAAGCCTGAGGAGAAAATGGCCGAACCTACTTTGACCGACATCGCCGGGATGCTTGCGGAACTGCTTGCTCTTATGAAAGCGGACGCGACTCAGGACGCGACCGAGGAAGCTCCTGCCGCTCCCGCCAAAGATATGGCGAAAAAAGAGATGAGCGCAAAGATCGAAGAAAAGGCCGACGAAAAGGCCGTGACCACTTTGGAAAAAGCCAAGGCCGACGCTGCTGGCGCAGTAGCGGTTCCCGCTGAATCGAGCCAACCGCTCGGCCGGGCAGAAATCCTCAATCAATTCAACGCGGAAAAGAATCCGACCCGTCGGTCGGAACTGCTCCGCAAACTCGGACTGTAATCCAGTCCACTAGGAGAACACTACAATGGCCAACTCAATCGGAACAACGAATGCCAATGTAATCGCTCAGAGGGCTCTCGAGATCCTCGTGGCGGATTACAGCTTCCTCAGAAACTCCGTCACGGATTTCAGCAGCGAAGCGGCTAAATACAACGCATCGATCTACACCCACCGCATCTCTGCTACGACCGCACAGGACTACTCGCAGGCTAACGGTTACGTAGCATCTGCGACCACTCAGACGGACGTGCAGATCACTCTCAACAAATTCAAGCACGTTTCCTACTCTGTTGACGATCAAGAGCGCACCAGCTCCAACATCAACCTGATCGAGCGTTTCGCCGGCGCAGCCGCGCATGCTCTCGGCTTGCAGATGGTTGGCGACTTGCTTGCTCTTGTCACCTCCAGCAGCTTTACCTCCGCGCTCACGCAGAGTTCGGCCACCTTCAGCTACGCCTCCGTGGTGTCCGCTGGAATCACCCTTAACAATGCGAACGTGCCTCAAAATGATCGTTATGCGGTTTTGGCGCCTTCCTACTATGGCCGTCTCTTGAATGATTCGACCATCGTGTCGAATGCTCAGATCAGCGGCGAACAATCCCGCACGGCTGGCATTGGATCGGTTGCAGGATTCAACATCAACATGTACAGCGCGGTGCCTTCCAACAGCATTACCCTCGGCGGATTCTTCGCCCAGCGTGAAGCGTTGCTGATCGCAGCTCGCGTTCCTGAAGTCCCGACCGGCGTTCCCATCCCTGGAACGATCGACACGGTGACGGAACCCCGCACTGGCCTATCCGTCCAAGTTCGCGAGAACTACGACGTGGTTAAGGGCATGCTCCAACGCACCTACGCGCTGATCTACGGCGTGAAGGCTGGCGAGACATCAAGCCTCGTGCGTATCAACGGCAGCTAATTCACTCGGGGAGGGCGGTGGGCTGAAAGGCTCACCGCCCTTTCCACTTTAAGAAATCCTCTCATGTCTGAATTCACGGAAGCGTTAAAAGAAAGTCTGGCCGCTCTTTATACTCAAACTGGCACAGCGGCCACCATTGGTTCTACTGGCGTTACTGGCATCCTTTCGACGATCACCCGCAAAGAAACCGTGGAGCTGGGCGGATTTGATCTGGATCTAAACTCCACCTTTACCATCGACGTGAGCGCCATCTCATCGGCGCCTACCATTGGATCTATCTTGCTGGCCAACTCGGTCAGCTATCGGGTGGCGTCGATTGATACTTCTATCGGTAGTTACGTGCTCGGGTTGCGAGAGGTTTAGAATGGCCACTCGAAATCCTAAAATCTCCATCTACATGATCGCCGGGCACGAGGCCCAATTTATCGACCGCTGCCTTACCGCCTTTAAACCATTCTGCGACGAGCTAGTGGTCTGCATTGCCCAGGGGGGCCGACCTGACGACGGTACTCGGGCGATCGCTGAAAAGTCAGGGGCAAAGATAGTTGAATATAAAAACGCACCGGCAGGGGCGAGCTGGCCTCACGTCGATAACTTTGCCGCTGCCCGCAACACCGCACTGGATGCCTGCACTAGTGAATATGCGGTATGGGTGGATTGCGATGACTTGCCACATAAAGACCTCAAAAACGCTCTTAAAAGGGGCGTGGAAGCGTTTGAGCAGAATCCCAAGCTCGGCATCTATGCAGGCGTATATGCGGTTTTAAACGCCAAACTCGCCCCTGTAAGGGAACGGATGGTAAGGCGTATAGACGGCGCATGGTCTGGAAAGTGGCACTACGCCGTCCATGAGGCGCTGTTGCCTAATGCTGGGCTAGAATCTGTGGGCGAGCAGACGGTATGGGTTGAGCATCACCCGGGTGGTTACAAGGCGGGTAGCGCCGATCGCAATCTCCGCATCTTGCAAGGCCAGTTAAGCGAGGCGGGCAAGTATGCGTACTACTACCAGCAGGAACTTTTCCTAGGCAATCGCAGGACGGAATCTGAGCCTTGGTCACACGTTGCGGCCGTCTGGCCGGGGCAAGAGGCCACGCTGGCTTACGAGGCGGCCTGTAATCAGGCCACGGCCACGCAAGATCGCACGGTCAGGATCGGCCTATACCAAAAGGCACATCAAATGAACCCTGGGCGCAGGGAAGCGATTTACTATTTAGCTAGGGAGGAGGCGAGCGTGGGTGCGTGGTTGCAGGCTTACCACTTGCTTAAGTCTGCGATGGTTCAGCCCGATCCGGGCGTAAAGATCTGGAACGCCCAGCGCACCGTCTACGACTTTGAGTGCATAGATCTATACCTAGCGGCCTGCAAAGCCGTCGGCGATACGGCCGAGGCAGAAAAGATTGAGAACATGTGGCGGGCGCAGAAGCCGGTAAAGATTACCGTTTGCCACGCCACCCGAGGCCGCCCGCAAGAAGCGATCAACGCCCGCATCTTGTGGATGAAAAAGGCGGCAGATCCAGCGTCAGTCGAGTGGATCTACTCGGTCGATGATGACGATCCTAAAGCCGACATGCTTAAAAATTGGGGAATTGTTAAAGGTAAGGGCGGGTGTATTGCGGCTTGGAACAGGGCGGCCGAAGTAGCCCGCGGTGAAATTATCATTCAAGGCTCCGACGATTGGGACCCTCCGCTGCATTGGGACAAGATAATCAGCGACAGAATTGGCGATACCAGCAAGCCCAAGGTACTGGCGATTTCCGACGGCCATCGCAAAGACGATCTGCTGTGCATGGCAATCCTAACTAAAGCACGACTGCAAGATCAGGGCGCCATGTTTGCCGCCGAATATGACGCTTGCTCTGGCATATTCTCAGATAACGAATTTTCCAAAAGGGCTGCATACGATGGCGTCATCATTCCCGCCAAGGATATCGTCTTTACCCACAACAATCCGCTCTTCACGGGCGCAGCTCAGGACGCGGAATTTAAGCGCCACAACGCCAAGGAGAACTACGAGCTGGGCGAAAAGATATTTAAGGAACGCAACCCGTGATTCATGCCCACAATGCACTGCGGCTAGGCGACAACCTGGTGCAGTTAAACTTTCTACGTCGGCTATGCCTGCAAAATTCAGATATTGAGATCACGCACTATCACAATCCAGAGCTGTGCAAGTTTGAGGAGATTGATGCCTTGCGTAGCGACATGTCTTTACGGCTACACATTCGACCAATCAGCGAGGCACCAGCCGATAGCATTGATTCTTGGCGTAATGCAGGCGGATATTGGGAGCGTCATCTCGATAAATTAAACTTCGCCAAATTTCATCTATGTTGGTTTGAGGAACTGGCCAGCAGGATGTGCGTAAAAAATCCAATTCGGGAAGTCGATGACCTCCTGTTTGACTATCCGGCTTTAGATTCTTTTATTCCGATGGCGCCAGACTGCGACGTCGTCGTCATAAATTCGCCAGGGCTTTCTGGACAATTTATAAACTTTAACCCCGACGACTTTCGCAACCTAGTATCTAAACTAGTTAGCAAGGGCCATCGGGTAATCAGCACAGTCGATACTGGATTATGCCCGGCATTTGATAACAAGAATGTGACTTGGATAGGGGCGACGGCCGCCAAGGCAAAAGCCGTCATCGGAACATCCACCGGGCCGAGCTGGCCGTGCCTAAACGTTCACAACAAAAATGCCTTCCATTTGCTGTGTGCAGATACCGAGACAGTCATATTTACCGAACGCGGTCAGATGGCTAGGAGCGCATTTCACGCCCTGCACATTCTTGAAGAAGAAGGCTTACTGTGAAGAAGGAGCTGACTCAAGCAATGGATTTATTAGCGGCTGATCCGGCCGTCAGGTTTATAGGCTACGGGGTAAAGATAGGCGGGCGGGCGGCAGGCACGCTCAATAATGTTGCGGATTCTCAACTGATCGAAACGCCTGTTGCTGAAAATCTGATGGTAGGATTAGCCGCGGGCCTGAGTTTAGCCGGGCTAAAACCCGTCGTATTTATTGAGCGGATGGATTTTATTCTCAATGCACTGGACGCCATCGTGAATCACCTAGGCGCAGCTCAGCACATTAGCTGCAATCAATTCAAGCCTGCCGCCATCTTGCGGGTAGTCATAGGCAACAAAAATAAACCGCTCTACACGGGGCCAACCCATACGCAGGACTTTACCGAAGCTCTTAGAAAAATGATCGATTTCCCAATCGTAGAACTAAAGAAGGAAAGCGTAGTGAGCGAATATCAAAACGCATTGCACAGATTGAGCGCTGGGACATCCACTATGCTGGTCGAGCGAAAGGATGAGTGGTGAAGCAGAACAAGTACAGCGACCTCAAAATCTTTTCGTTCCCTGATAAGATCGCCAGCTTTCGCGACGATATTATCACCGCACCCATCTACGTGCGGATTAAACCGACGAATATCTGTAACCACGCCTGCCGTTTCTGCGTTTATTCTGACGGCACAACTCGGCCCAAGGATCGGCCTGACTTGCACCTACAGGCTGGCATGCACACCAGCATGAACGAGCGGGACGTGATGCCACGAGATAAGGCACTAGAACTAATAGAGGATCTTTCAAACATGGGAACAAAAGCCGTCACCTTCAGCGGCGGCGGAGAGCCTTTACTGCATAAAGACATTGTCGAGATTATGACTAAGACAGTTTCGTCTGGGCTGGATCTATCCATTATTACCAACGGCCAACTCCTTGCGGGGGAAAGGGCGGAAGTATTGGGCAAGGCAAAATGGGTCAGGATTTCTATGGACTACACAAGCGCAGAGCAGATGGCGTCGAGTCGTAACGTGCCCGACAGATCGTTCGATTCGGTGATGCAAAACATAAAAAACTTTTCAAATACCAAAACGGAAAGCTGTGATCTTGGAATTAACTTTATTATTACCCGCTATAATTACGAGGGGTTGGTTCCATTTGCTAAACAGCTTAAGGATGCGGGCGTAAGTAATGTCCGCTTCTCTCCCGTGTACGTGCAGAACTTTAAAGAATATCACAACACGATTGCGACCAGGGTGAGGGAGCAACTAGCCGAGTGCCAATCCTTTTGTAATTCAGATTTTACCATTAACACGACCTACGATCTGGATAGTCCAAGCAAGTCGCCCGTTCGGCCATTCCATCGCTGTCTTTACGCTCAGGCCGTTTGCGTGGTAGGTGCAGATCTTAATATCTACGCATGCCACAATACCGCATACAGCAATCACGGCCGCATCGCCTCAATGAAGGATCAATCATTTAGCCAGGCATGGTTCGGAGAAGAGGCGAGAGCATGGCATAAAAACTTTAACCCTGGCGTCAGCTGTCTGCATGAATGCGCCAATCACGCCAAGGTGGCGCTGTTTGAAAAGCTGGCCACCGATAGTCACGACGCCTTTGTATGAACAAGCAGGATCTGATTGATTTTGAATTGCGCATTAAGGCGCTGTTTGAACAGGGCAAGCTGCCATATTTGATTCACCTATGCGGGGGGAATGAAGATCAGCTCATCGAGATATTTAAAGACATCAAGCCAGGCGATTGGATCTTTTCAAGCCACAGATCCCACTATCACTATCTGCTCTCTGGCGGAGATCCTGACGTGCTTGAGCAGATGATTAGAGATGGTCGCTCCATGTTTGTCTTTGACCGTAAGCTCAATTTCTATACGTCAAGCGTGTTGGCTGGCACTTGCGGGATAGCGGCCGGAGTGGCGCACACATTAAAAGAGCAGGGAAGCTCGGCAAAGGTGTGGTGCTTCTTGGGCGATGGAGCTGAGGACGAGGGCCATTTTTATGAGGCCGTGAACTATGTGGCTGGGGCAGATCTACCCTGCACCTTTATTGTCGAGGATAACGATCGATCTGTAGATACTCCAAAGGCAGCCAGGGGAAAGGCCACGATGACTTGGCCTGATTGCGTCAAGCGATACCACTACACCCCAACCTTTCCGCATGGTGGCGCTGGATGTAAAACCATGGTCACATTTGATCCGTCCATTCGCCCGATCTGGTGACAAGAGGAGTTTAGAATATGCCCGCTGTCACCATGCTCGATCGTCTAATTGAAGCTGCTTTCCAAGAGCTTCTAACCGCAACCGTTACTGGGGTCACCTATCACTTATCTCACGACAAGACAGAGAACATGCCGCCCTCGATCGTAATTAAGGCCACGCTAGGAACTGAAGAGCCGGTTCAGGGATCTGGCGTGTTCAGCGTGCCGGTTGAAATCGTGGTGGATGATTCTTATGACGACACAACCCTTGATGCACACACTCGAAAATGCTCCAAGGTGTTACAGGCTTTCTATGATTCAAGCCCGTTGGCGACCAGGTTAAACGCTACCACGGCCATCGGATCTGCCCGCTGTTACAACGCCAAGGTGGATTCTATTGAGCCTGAGGCCGACGATGAAGAGCGTACAATGCGTCGCACCTATAAGCTGGCAGTCATCGCACAACCGAATTCGATCGCGAGTTGACACAAAATTTAAGGCAATATGGCAGCCACGACAATCGGAACAACGGGCCTACAGTTTGGCATTACTGCTGAATCCGGTGGGTTGGTGCAATCTTTCACGGAAACCCGCAACGTCGAGCGTGCAGAAATTCGCAACGCGAGCGGCGAGGTGGTTGGCGCAGCGCTCTATAACCCTACCGATACCTTTGCTTTCTCCACCACAATCACCGGCGCTTATGCGACAACCGCAGGCGCAGTCCTCACAACCTTGGCAAATGCCACCAGCACCGGCGGCAAGATCGTAGTCGATAGCGTCACTGTTAATCGTACTAGCGAAGGATTCGTCACGGTGGACGTATCGGCGACTCGATTCCCTAACATGAGCTAACCCGCTCCGGCGGGTTTATGAGATCCTAAAATGGTTGATAGCTTCTGGGGAACGACAAACATTAAAGTAGCTGCGGCCGTCGCAGCCTTTGGCGCAAAGCTTAGAGAATCCGATCCGGTAACCTGCATCGTTGAGGAAGGTGGCCACAGAAAATTTACGTTCTGGTTTAACACAGGCGGCGATCAGGATGCTAAAGCCGAAATGGAGCGAACCTGGACAGATATGAAATCTGAGCCAGAGGCCGCGATCCGATACGTCAGGGCAGCGCTAGAGAACAGGGAAACCCTGCTGAGCCTAATGAAACGCGCAGAACCCATCCTATCAATTAAGCGTGGCAGCCAAACGCTACTTATCTCAGAAAGGGCAAGCCCCGAACTAAAGCGGGCGATGATAAAAAAACTATGAGCGAAGAAGCATTATTACAGGAGCTGGATAATTCCCTGATCTCTCCCGACCGCTACTTTAAAAATCAGAAGCTTGCGCCCTATACCGAGGGCAGCCGCCTGCTGATGCTTCAGGTGCGGGATGATAGTGATTCCGCTATCTACTTTGTTTGGTCGTTTATTTACCTGCATATCCTACTGGCGGAAGATCGTAAAAGAGCGATCCGTTTAGCTTGGGATAAGGACGCATTCAGAGAAAAGCTGATGGACTGGATTGCCGAGATGAGCGAGGAGGATCGGAACACCGCCTCACTTATGTGCTCCTCGATCTTGTCAGAGGCGAATAAGGCAAGGGTAAACGTTATCCCTTCAGCTATAGCCGCACCGCCGGGAAACGCCTAGCGCCAGGAGGAACCGCCGCGTGCGTGTTTGTCCTGGCAAAACATACGGGCTGGCCAATGGATTATATTCTGTGGGAATTGCCACTGGTAGCGGTCAATCAGGCCGATCACGTTTTTATGTTTATAGACGGCGTAAAGCTAAGGCGTGCGGCGCATATTGAAGGAAAAGAGATCCGTGACATGGAGAGGCTATTAGGATTATGAGCGCTAGTTTAACCTTAGACAGAAAGAAAATTGATAAAGCCCTTAATCTATGGGGAAAACTTAACGAAGAAGAACAAGCAAGAGAGATAAGGAAATCTGGTAGAGCCCTTGCTGTTAGACTGGCCAATCAAACACAGCCTTATGGACTTAATGCACAAGCCAGAAAAAAGGGTGAAAATGCAGTTCTGGACGATATTGCTTCAATTACCAAGCCCTTAAGTAGGCAATGGATGGATCAAGCCATTCGATTCAAGCAGCTAGATCCTGCGGCTTTTAGGCGTCGATTCACAAATAAGGACGGAAAGGTCTGGCTGGAGGAAGAGGACGTGGAGCTTAATTCATCCAGCATAAAACGATTTCATCAAAGCATGAGAAACAAGGGTGACGGAAGGACGCGAAGAGCAGGCCAGGGCGATCTCAATATAGGACGGCGCACGGCAGCTAATCGCGGATTTATTCTGCAAGTGCAACAGCAGAAATATATTAAGGAAACGCAGAGAAAAGTTGGTATTGCAAAAGCTGGCTGGGCTGAATGTGCCTCTAGGCTTGGAGGATTTGAAAGCGTGAGAGGCATTGGTTCAATTCAAAGTTGGCTGCAAAAACTTATATCAAAATACGGAAGTGGTTCGGTAGTTATTACAAACAAATACGTTCAGCTCACAAATAGTATCCCGTGGATAGGCAGGGCCTTAAGTCAGTCTGCCTTGCGCAAGAGCCTTGACATCCAGCGAGGGACATTAGCCAAAAGCGTGATCGCCATTGTGAAAAATAACTCCAAAAAAGCAGGACTGGCGTAATGGACGCAACAGCCACAGCCAAACTGGCCTTAGACGCATCAGGGTTCGATCGCGGGCTACACCAGGCAAACGCGAGCTTGGATAAATTTGCTAAGCAAGCCGGATCAATACTGGCTGGCGGGTTTGCTTTTGATAAAATTATTGCTGGCTTTAGTTCAGCCATTGAGAAGGGCGATCAGTTGCAAGATCTGGCGAATCGCTTTGGTATATCAGCCTCAGCCTTACAGGAGGTTGGCAATGCCGCATCTCTATCAGGGGCAGGCGTTGAAGATGTAGCAAGCGCCATGAATAAACTGGCAGTGAATGCTGGCAAGGCGATCGGCGGTGACGACGCTATGATCGAATCCTTTCAAAAACTTGGATTAAGCGTGTCAGATCTAAAAAACATGTCGCCGCAGGATTTATTCTTCAAACTCAGTGAGGCGGTTGCAGGCGCTAGCGATCCCCTTGAGGCATTTGCTATGGCGCAGGAAGTTGCCGGGAAAAGCGTCGGGGCGTTAATGGAAACCCTAAGAATGGGCCCAGCAGCAATTCAAGAAATGGGGAGCGGAATGGGTGTGTGGTCTGATGAAACGATCGCCCAGCTCGGAGCCGCTTCCGACGAAATCAAAAAGTTTCAAAATACAATGGTCATCGCCTTTGGCTCTGCTGCTCAATTAGTTAATCCATTTATCAAAACAATCCAACAAATGGGCGAGCAGCTTGCGATGACTATGGCTGCCATGAGCGCAGCCATTACTGGCGATTTTGCCGGGGCAAAACAAATCATGAAAGAAGCGCATAGGCTTCAATTTCAGGAATATAATAAACCCCCGCAAAGCAAAGCCACCTCAAAGCCAATCGATTTAGAAGCTGGTCCTAGTGGAGGCAAGGCAGCCCAAGCAAAGGCCGCCAAGGAAGTGGAGAAAGCCGAAAAAGACGCAATCAAAGATCGCACTGATAGAGCGATGCAAATCCTGAAAGAAGAGGACGCCGAAAAGAAACTGGCCAACGATTCCTACGAACGTAAGAGGGACAGGGAGCGAGAAACAATGTTAGAGGCTGCCAACCTTGAGGTGAAGGCAGCGCAGGAAAAAATGAAAGCCGAGAAGGATCAGGCCACAAAGGAAAAAGGCATGGCCGCTGGCCCAGGCGGAACCAGCAGGCAATTTGAGCAAGCCAGAGCAGGCGCAGCAGGCGAAGTGCTCAATTTCGCTGCTGGACTCGGCGATCAAGGCATTTCTCAAACAGTGCAGGGCGAAAGACAAAAGGCGTCAAAGGAACAGCAGAAAATTAATAAGGCGGAGTTTGACGCAAAGGTGATGGAGCAAACTAGCGGGACAACGAAAGAAGGGCTACAGCGAACAATGGAAAGTCGCCGAAGAGAGTTTATTCAAAAAGAAGCGGGCAAGGAAGCCAAGGGCAGCAAAACTCTGTCCGATGTCTACACTGTTTTAAATGACGCCCTTAAAACATTAATCGCAGCCCCAATCGTAAGCTAATGAGTGCCGTCATAGTTGGATCTCCATCGTCGGGTAGTAAAGTCTTACGCAGGGCAGATTTCTCAACACAGCGTAATGGGCTGGAAACCTTAAACGAAGTTTACACCGTGCGCACAGCGGATCGCAAAACGTTGCAGCCAAGCTTTGGCACCTTGCATTCAGCCTACTCCACCGCTTCCACAACGTTCGCACGCATGGCCGTGGAGAATTTTTCATTTAGAGAGCAGGACGGCGATTTGACTGAAATAAACGTTACCTATGTCGGGCTGACTTCTAGCAGTGGCCTGCCGCCGGCAGTTATTAGGTTAATTCCAACGCCTGGCGCTGGCATATTTGGCCCGGACATGATTATCGAGGCGGAGTTTATAAGCGATAAAAGCGAAACTGATTTTATCCAAACCGGGGCAGGCGGACTCCTAAAGCCAGGAGACAGACTTTCAAATCTAGGCCGTTATGGGTTTTTTATGCCAAGTACAATCAATGGCACAAAAATGCCGTCAAACCCTAGAGAACCATTCCAGTTTGGCTCTCTTTACAATTTTGGTTACTTTGGGTACGTACAGACATCTTTATCATGTGAAAAGCGTGGCATCTTGTTGGTTGCAAGAGTCAATTACGCTGAACAAAAGAAAATTGTTGGCGGGTAATGAATTCAAATGAGAGAACCTGAACTAAGAGAACTTGCTGGAGCTTCACGACTGGCTCTTGATTTTTTCAATGGGTTGATCCGCAGAATTGAATGCACGAAGCCTACGGCCGGCACGGGTATAGCGGTTACTGAGGAGGACAATGGATTTAAAATCTCTGGTGACTATAATGTTGTTACTCTGAACGTATGCAGCAATGGAAGCCCAGATACGCTTCTCGTTCTTTCTCCAAAGCCAACGGAAGAAGAATAAGAATTGACACAATAGGACAAGCAAATGGCTCAATCCCTAGATATTTACATCGATACAACTAGCGGAACTTTAGTATCTCGCGGAGCCGCAAGGGATGGAATTTTGCCCACACTTACCCGCAACGACTCCTACAACCTTCGCATCCGTTTGCAAGAGAGAGATCAAGAGGGCCTGCTGCGAGATTTGGATACAAGTGGTTCGTCGCTAAAGCTGGGTATCGGCGGGATTGATGGCGATCCAACCGACGGGCAATTCAGGCTAGTCCTCAATAGCATCACATCGTCAGCCATCTCTTTCAATGCGACGCCGCTACAGGTTTATAACGCAATTTCCGCAATCGCAGGCACGGGCGTTACTGTCACAACCTACGGCAAGGAGAATTTTTCCTATCTAATCACGGCCGCCACGATCAACACGGCTCTTTCGTTTGGCGGTTCAGCCTTCACGCTTTTCCCGACTAGCTCCGTCCTGGTAAATACCCGCAGATTCCCGGCCACATCGGTAGCGGCCCAGCAAGTCATTCGCTTGGTTCGCAATCCGGCCGTTTATGCGGATACGTTTACAGCGGCCAGTACGGCCGGCGTTATCAACTTAACTCAGCTCCAAGTCGGATCGTCCGGTACAACTGGAACGAATCAGACATGGCGGCTGAGCGTTGGCCCGGATGCAGAAGGCGGAAACATTGTTCTGAACTACGGTGCAAATAGCACGACCGGGATTGCCATCGGAGCCGCCGCGGCCAGCTTTTCTGAAGCGCTTTCGGCCGTTACAGGCATCGGATTCGGGAACATCAGCGTGGAGGCCGGCAACAATCAGGGCGACTACACGATCAGTTTTGTTAGAAATCTAGGCCAGCAGAACGTTACGACCGCTCTCACCCTAGACGCTAGTGGCGTAATCTTTGGCAACTTCAGGCAAAGCACAATCACCATGGCAACGGCCGAGCTGGACGAGCTTTTTGCCGAAGCTGGCACAGATACCGTCACGCCTAAGATCGAGGTCGAACTTACCCAGGGCGGAACGCCTAAGACGGTTCTGCAATCTGATATTACAGTTAGGCGCGATCTGATTACCACGGGATCGGCAATTCCCGCCGCCCAAGCTCTGTACCTTACCGCCGCCGAAAGTTACGCCGCTTTCGTCGAGGACAGCGCCACAAACGTGGATGCAACCAACCGTAAGCTATACAACTCAAGCGGATCAGTATTCCTCGATTGGCAGAACAATACGATAGGAACAGGGGCGACCGTGTTGGATCTATCTGGCACGGCCGTTACAATCACGGACGGCTATAACGTGGGGCTGGGTACTACTACCGGGACACGTTTTGGCGTCAGCACGGCCTCTAAGCTTGCGTTTTATAACTCTACCCCGGTAACGCAGCCTGCCGGGCCGAACGTGGTCAGCGGTTTAGTAAGCTTAGGTTTACTCCGTTCCGGTTCGACTACTTACGGAGTTCTACCGCTTTCAGTGGATACCCTAACGACAACTGCTTCCCTGGCGTTTGGGACTGTGGGGGCAAATTCCTCGACATCTATTACTGTCGCAATAACAGGCGCAGCGATTAACGATCTAGTTCTTCTAGGAATTCCTAGCGCAGTATCGGAAGGATTGACGTTTTTTGGACACGTTGTGGCGACAGATAGTGTTCACGTGGATGCGGTAAATGCAACAAATTCAAGCAAGGCCCAATCCACGCAAACATTTCGCATCACCGTCATCGGTTATTAGTCTTGGGCTAATGCCCTAACGAAATCCTTATGGCTTTTCTTTTTGCCAAGTCGTTTCCATTTTGCGTTGCGGAAAGCAACGAACAAACTGGCGAAGGCACAGACTATCCATTTGAAATGACGCTAGAAGATGCGATGGAGTTATACTGGAAATTTCTATCATTAAAAATAACAGACAATCTTGTTTATTCTTTTGTAAATAATGGTACTGCGGGAAGTTGCGTGGCCACCCACTCATTTTCAAATACCATAGAAACATTAAGTTACTGGCCTAACAAAATGAGCGAAATGATTTGCCCTCCTCCTCCATTCTTTTATGGAGAGGCCATCGGCGTTGGATCAATGACAAGCACAAATACTACCAGCCCAACCAATACAACTGAATTTTATCAACTAGTATATGCTCAAAGTGTTATTACAAAAAAAATAAATAATACTTACAAATTCTTTCCCAGTTTCCTTTTAGAAATATCAACTGATTTAGAGTATAGTTCACGTTATAGCACTAAAGATAATGGTGGCATAGCGTCTCAAATAGTAACCCTTAAAACTAGCAATAAGGAATATAAAACAAATTTATATGCCAGCGGGTTCAATCCCGGCGATCATTCTGAAATATCTTTGTCTGGTTCGGTAGTTATTGAGAAAGCAAGTGATCGCACTCCTGAATGATATTGCCAATGCCGGAGGGTATTTTTGCGGAGGTTTTGTAAGAGATTATCTTATTCGTGGTGAATCCTTTAACGACATTGATTTCTGTTTTGCTGGCAAGTGGCCTAGCCCTTATGCGTCTTGGCCTTTAATTAGAACAGAGATTGGAAGGGAAACAGCGGAAACGCATATTGATGGGATGAAATATCATTGTGTAAATCTTGAGGCCATAGACTTAACTTGTAATCTGTTCTGCTTCGATGGGCTTAAGGTATATCCAAGACCTTGCTTTCAATACAGAGACAAGCCAGTAGATTATTTTAAGGCTTGGGAAATGCTTTTAGAAAAGAAGTTTGTGACGCAAATCCCAGCCATTAAGAATGTAAAGCTACGAGCCAAGCTAACTAAAAGGGGCTGGATAGATTGCGGAATTGATTTGGTTGTGAATACTCTTGCAATACCCCCACAAGTCGGGCCGTGGTCAGACTTTACCCTGGCTAAAGAAAGGTTTGATGCTTTAGCCCTTTGACACGGTTTTTTAATTTATATGGCATACGATCTTCAAATCAATCAGGACACATCCCTTAGCGTTGGCGAATATGGTGGCAGAATGACCACCACGACTGCGGCCGTCACAGGCAACTTTCAAGCCATCCAGTTCATTACCGACGGCAAATTCACTTCAGTCAGCCAGACCTCCCTTACTGGCGAGAATCTAAACAGCGTGACGTTTCCGGCTGGCTTTGTTGTGTTTGCTGCCGTCACCGCCTTTCAGCTCGCCACTGGTAGCGCAATCGCTTACACGCGGGGAACTTAAGCCATGTACCTCGGCCTCGGCCTGAGACTTGGCTCTGGAACGGTTGCCGCGTTCAAGCCCACAAATATTTCCGAATTAGATTTATGGCTTGATGCCGCAGACGGAAATACCTTATTTGATGCGACGAGTGGTGGAAACCTTGTAAGTACAAATGGCTCTGCGGTTAAAAGATGGGAAGATAAGAGTGGAAACTCAAAACACGCAATCGAGGCAACTAACCCGCCAACACTTTCAGTTGCAGAAAAAAATGGTTTTAACGCACTTAACTTTGCAACAAACAAATTTCTTACTTGTTCATTTTCATCAAAAACATTTACAGCACAAACAGTGTTTGTTGTCTTTAAATACTCGTCATCAGCTGATGCATTCGCAAGAGCATTCACTCAATCAATTACCAACGATAGTGATTTTAGCATATCGGGACATCATATTCCAATCATAAGAGCTAATTTAGCTAATGAAATTGGTACATTCACAGGGAGTGCGGTTCGAAGCACAGTATCCACATCTAATAATATCTGGTATGTCGCAAGAATAAGACATACTGGTTCTGCTGTTACAATGAAATTAAATTCGACAGAAGGTGCATCTTTTTCGAACACTCTAAACAGGGGATTTGAAAATTATAGAATTGGGGCGGCTTATACAGCTCCAGCCGGTGGTGCGGCTGCTTACTGGAACTCTTTATTTTCAGAAGTTATTGTTTATAGTAAATCGCTAACAGATGCAGAATCAAATTTAGTAACAAATTATCTGAACTCAAAGTGGGCTATTTTTTGATTACCATGAGGTTGATCCTCTTGGCTTTTTTAATCTCCTCCTGCTCGCCACGCACAGAGGACAATATCGCCCTGCCACGATACAGCGATATGGGGGCTGCCACCGACGCAGGCCAGGTGAAATGAATGACTGCGCCCGACGATCGCAACACGCCCGGCTGGCGTGAATTTACTGCCAGCCTGCGCTGGCTTGAGGCCGAGGGATACGTTGTTCGCTGGACTGACGCCCAAGGGAACGAGTGGGTGCGGATCGCGGAAGGAGCCGAAAACGCAAAGCTATGAGCACCGACCAAGTCGCTGAACTTTCAGAGCGGTTGAGCTTAGTCCGCGAATCAATCGCAAGGATAGAAACTCGCCAGTCGGTAATTCTGGATTTATTAGAACGCTCGCAGGCCAGCTTGGGTGAGTATCACGGCCGCCTAACCCACATGGAGCGCGAAGCCCACACGATTAAAACGAAGTTATGGCTAGTGGCGTTAGTATCCGGGGCAGTGTTCAGCACGATCTGGGAACTGATTAAGCGCCGCATCAGCCTTTGACACCCCGCCAAGGGCATGGAACAACTCATCCCTACCTTACTAAGCGTCGATTGGCTCGGAGTGCTTGGAGCGATCACGGCACTACTGACGGCAGTCATCGCAGTCGCGTCATTCATCCCCGGCGACCAGCCTGAGAAAGCCTTGCAGGCCGTCGTGGACGTACTCTCTAAATTCAGTCGAAAGTAAAATAATGATCGCCACGATCGTCGGCGTCGTGGGCAGTTTGCTGGGTATCTTGTTGTGGTTCTTAAAACGCAAATCGCCGCTTCAGCGTAACTTTGAATCGATCGAACTAGAACGCCGTAAAAGACTGAGAGACATCGATGCGTGGTGGACTAAACGCCCTCCTACTAGTTCTTAGTCTGGCGCTCTGCTCCTGTGCGACAACCTCGCAAACGCAGGACGGCCCGCCGCCAAGCCCGGACACGATCAGCTATTTCATCTACGCTTGGGACAAGGCCGAGCGAACAAACAAGCCCTGCCCACAAGCTTACCGAGATCTGTTTGCGCAATCGCTCAAAGCGCTATCTGATAGCCTGGCAGAAACTGAAAGAGAGCGAGCGAGGAATCAGTGACCAGCCTCTCTGAGGCCAGCTCCCGCACCTTGCGGGCGATTGATTCGTTAGACGCCAGCTTTCAAAAGCAGGTGAGGGGATGGGTTAACGAAATGGTAACCAGCCGGATCGAGCCTCTTATTTACTGCGGCCGTCGCACAATGGAGGAGCAGGCCGCGCTTTATGCGAAAGGGAGAACGACTAGCGGCAAGATAGTGACCAAGGCCAAGCCAGGGGAAAGCTACCACAACTACGGGTTAGCGTTCGACTGGGTGCCGTTAAAGCAATCGGGCAAAAACGCGGATCTGTGGATCGCAGACTGGGACAACGAGACGGCTTTTCGCCTAGGCGAGCACGTGGGAATTTCATTCCGTTTGGCTGGCATTAGCTGGGAAACAGGCCACTTGCAAAGCAGTGACTACAAGAGCTGGCGTGACATTCCACGCAACTCCGTGGAACAAGTAATGGTCAAGGACATCCCCAAAAAGACAAAGGCAAAAAGCCTAGTCAGTAACAGGCCGTGGAGTTCACGATGACGCCCGAACACGAGAAACACCTGGCGGGCATTATACGTGATTTAAGTAAGGATATAGACGCCAAGTATCGCAAGGGGCAAGAGGAGCACGGTGGTGCGTTGTGGCGCAGGCCCGTCTGGAAGGATGCCTGGATGGAAGTTCTGGATCTTTGCACGTATGTACACACGTTAAAAATGCAGCTTTCAGTCATAGCCGAGATCGCACTGATCGGGGCGAGCGACGAAAGCGTGGTGGCAGCTCAATCGCGTGAGAGTTGCCGTCAGATCCTCGCCGTGTTGGAAGGGTTCCCGTCAGCGGCCGATAAGAAATGAAAGTGATCCGCAAGTGGAAGCGGTGGCTGGCCGTATCGTGCAGCCACGGACACCTGGCGAACGCGGCCGCCTGCAAAGCTGCCTTAGAGATGAAAAGGCGGTGGCAACCAGACGCTGACTCAATCCTACACCTAGGCGATTTTGTCGATCTGTCCGGGCTAATGGGTAGCGCAAGGAAAGATCCAGACTCACCCGAACGCACCGCATCCATCCGCGAGGACTTTGACGCTGGCCTTAATTTTGTTCGAGAACTGGCGCCACGTTACATCTTTGAGGGAAACCATGAGCACCGCCTAACGGCCCTGCAATACTCGCCTAGCGCGATCGTCGCTCATTGCTGCACATCTGCGAAGTCCGAGATATATAACATGTGCAAGGATCTAAAGGCGCAGTATGTGCCCTATGATATAGAGAAAGGCTGGCGTGATCTCGGCGGGACGGCCTTCGGCCACGGGTTTATGTTTTCAGAATCAGCCGTGCGCGACCACGTAGAGATGGTCAGAAAGCCTGTCGTCATGGGCCACTTGCACCGGGTGGATAGAATCGCAGGCCGCAGCATTGGCGCACCCGTGGGCTGGTCGATCGGTTGCCTAGCCGATATTCCCAGCATGCATTACGCCCGGCGCCAGCGATCCGTTACCAGATGGCAGCATGGAGTAGCCTGGGGCGAGTACGTAGAGGGCGGGCAGGGATGCACGGTGAACGTGCTTTCACCCATAGGAGGCGTATGGCGTTACCCGGTGTAAAGTCCGATTGGGCAACCGTCCTAACTGAGTATGTCGCCGGGTATCGGCAGGAGGTGGTACCCGATGGCTGGCTAACTAAAAACCAGATCGCCGAGCTTTGGGGCAAGTCGGCAAATTACGCGAACAAGCTTTTAGCTCATTTGGTTAAAGACGGTAGGGCCGAGAAAAAAAGTTATGTGGTTCGATTGCCTCACGTTGATTCAAAGGGAAAGAAGTTTTTAGGCCATTGCAGGAAAATACCCCACTACCGCCTTATTTCAGGCAAATCGCCCAAAAACTAGCGTCTATTTTCTTTGGCCAGTTCTTTGACGAGCAGGGTGGTGATATATGCCGAAAGGGATAATCCGCTCTTTTTGGCAAGACGCTCACCGTTGCGTTTTACTTTTGGGTCGATCGTAAGGTTTGTTTTCGCCTTTTTCATAGGGAGGATTGTATGCGTAATAAATACGCATTCAAGTTTAAAAAGAAAAGTTAATGCCCAAAAGAAAAGTGTTGCTAATACGCAGGGTGTGCGTAGTCAAGGCGTATGCCTCGTCGTCCACTCAGCGGTTTAAAAGCGGAAAAGACCAACATCGTTCTGCCCGTTGCGGTGAAAAAAGCATCACAAAAACTGGCCGCTCTCCGTCGTATTTCGCTTTCCCAGCTCATCACTCAACTGCTTGCAAAAGCATCGGGAGAGCAAAGCTAGATACTAATGAGCTTGGGGCGTCTCAACGATATTTCCATGAAACTGCGTCAGCAGAACCAAGCTCTTTCCCTTCGCCAACTAGGCGCCGCTTACGGGTTAGGTTACGTCAGAATTAAGCAAATGCAGGCGATGCCTGGATTCCCACTGATCGCGGGTAAGGTAATTCCGTCTGACTTTGATCGCTGGCGGCTGATACGGACGACTGGCCTAAATTCACAGCATCGCGGAGATCGTCTACGCAGTGCCGCTGATACAACTCGTGCACTAAAGTCGACGAGTGATTCACGAGTCTCATGGCGACAGATTGAGAACAGCCTGAAAGCCGCAGTCTCGTCACTCGGGTTACCCGAAGGGAGTGGAAGCAGTGACGTTTAAGACCGCAAATATCCAAGAGCCTACGCCAGCAAAGAGAGGCTCGCGTGCGGGGGACTTCGCAGGTGATCTCCCGTCCCTCGGCCTTCATCTTGGCGAGCATGGGTTCAATGGCGGCCGGGATAGGGATACTAAACGATTTGCCAGTTCCACCTTTGGGGCAGGGGAAGGTAAGCACACGGTTCTTCAAGTCCACGCAATCCAGAGGAATCTGCGTCTCACGCAATCTGCACCCCGTAGCCAAGGCGATTTCAAAGCTGATTCGCATCCATTCGGGCACGCCATCCACAGCGAGAGCTTTCCGGGTGATCTTAATCTCATTATCAGAAAAAACGGGTTTAACTCGGCCGATCGGGCCTTTTTTAATTCGGTAATCCAGAAGGGCAACAGAATCCATTTTCCCAAGCAATCTACCTTGCCTGTGAATCCATTTGATAATCTTCAAATCTTGGCACGCTTGGTTGCGTCCAGCCTTACCGCCGGACGTGCGGAAAAGGCTTTGGCGCCATCGCAAATAAATTTCACAATCATTTGCAGAAAACGCTTGCAGACTTATTCTTTTTTCATTAATAAACCTCGCAAGATGACGCCAGCAGTTTCTGTAATAAACTTTTGTCAGAGGAGAAACGGGATGATTTTCAATCAAATCATCAACCCATTCGTGGCCGCAATCTTTTCTTTTTTCATTAACTCCAAGTCGAGCGGCCTCGGCCGTTGCCTTCGCACGATGCAGGGTGTTTTCGATTCGGTAGCGGGTGCTCTTGCTACGCCATTTTCCAGTCGGGTCTTTAAAACGAATAAAGAACCAAGGGCTGCCGCGTTTCTGGTAAGAATACGCCATGGTGATAACGGTAACATTCGGT